CGGGGGCGTATCAGTCCTAAGACCGGCAAGCTGATCGGAAGGACGGGGGCGTTCATCATCAGGTCAAAAAGCAAGCCGGGGATCGAGTTCATCTTCCAACGGGTCGGTACGAAGCAAGGTCAGGTCAAACTCTCGAAAAAAGGCATCCCACTCCGCGGCAGGGTCAAAGGCGGAAATTCTACGCTGATACTCAAACACGTCCTGAAACGGAAGGTGAAGGTTCCGATGCCCCGCGTCCTGCAAAACACCACTACACGAACCTACCGAGTCTGGTACGGCAACTATTTCAACCGCGAGATCCTTCGGGCACTCCGAACCGCAAAACTCTAAATGCATATCAAATCTGAACCAGTTTCGATAACGAAGCTGCATGAGATCACCGGTTTCGCCCGAGAGGTCGTAACCAAGAAACTCAGAGAAGCCGGCGTACCGTTCGAGAAAAAGAGCCGCGGCCACATGTTCGACAAGACAATGGCGTTGGCGGTGCTCTACAACAATCCGAACGCTGTTACCGAGGACGACGCGAAAAAACGTAAAGCGATCGCCGAGGCAGAGAAAGCCGAGATCGCGGTCAGCAAACTGAAAGGCGAACTGGTGAGTGCGGACGAAATGCGGAAGGCCGCAGCGGAACTCATTAAAACGATGTTCCAGAGGATCGTCAGGGTTGAACCGAGCGTGATCTCCGGAAGGTGCGTGGGTCTGGATGCCGTTGGTATCGAAACTGAAATCCGTAACGCAATGCAGACTGTTTTCGATGAAGTGCGAACCAACCTCGCATCTTTCATGGAAGTCGATGAAGAAGAAAATGGAGAGATTTCTAGCGAAGATCAACAAGACTGACGCAGGTTGTTGGGAATGGACGGCCTCGATTACTCCGAAAGGGTACGGTCAGTTTTATTTCGACGGCGGGATGAGGCAGGCACACAGGGTAGCGTACACGCTACTTCGAGGTCCGATACCTGTAGGACTGCAAATTGACCATTTATGTCGTAACCGCAAGTGCGTCAACCCTGACCACTTAGAACCAGTCACCCCAAAGGTCAACACGGCAAGAGGAATCACAAACGATTGGCAGCGGGAGAAAACTCACTGCCCACAAGGTCACGCTTACGACGAACAAAACACTTATAAATGGCGAGGGCAGCGAAGTTGCAGGACGTGTAGAAACGACGCAGCACGCCGACATACGGAGTTAAAGAGTGGCATCGCCGAGAGCGTATAAGCTGTTTCAAGAGGCGTGCAACGCGGTTATCCCGGCAGGCGGGATGACGGTATCTGAGTGGTCGGATAAGAAGCGGGTGTTGTCCGCCGAGGCTTCCGCCGAACCGGGGCAGTGGCGAACAAGACGAGTTCCCTACGCGAGGGCGTGGATGGATACAGTCAATGATCCTTACGTCCATACCGAAGTTCTGAAAACGTCCTCGCAGGTCGCAAAGTCCGAAACTATAAACAATACATGCGGGTACTTCATCGAGTTTGACCCGTGCCCGATTATGCTCATTCAACCTACGATCGACCGGATGAAGGAGTATTCGAAGAAACGCATCGCTCCGATGATACGCGACACGCCGGCACTCGCAGCGGTCGTATCAGATGAAAAATCTCGTGACGGCGACAACACAACGCTAGGCAAGAGTTTTGTCGGCGGTCACTTAAAGATGGTCGGAGCGAACGCGGCGTCAGGACTGGCATCGGACCCCATTCGCGTCGTTCTTGCCGATGAGGTCGATCGCTACCCTCGGGACGTTGACGGAGAAGGCGACCCGCTTTCACTGGCGATTGTCCGTACCACGACATTTTCGAACCGCAAGATCGTGATTACCTCTACGCCGACGATCAAAGGTGCATCGCGTATCGAGACGGAGTTCGAGCACAGTCATCAGTTCAAGTATTACGTTCGGTGCCCTCAGTGCGACGCACTTCAAACGTTCAAGTGGAAAGATGATCAAGGGCAGTATCGCTTGGTATGGGAAGAAAACGAGAGCGGGAAGGTCACATCGATCCATTACGTGTGCGAGAACGGGTGTGCGATAGAACCCCACCAGAAACTTCGAATGCTCGATCCCGATAACGGAGCAGATTGGTACGACAAGAACGGCGACACTCTGTCTGATGTGCTCGACAATCGAAAACACAGCGGCGTTATTGGATTCGAGATATGGGCTGCGTATTCACCTTGGCTCGGGTGGAACGAACTGGCTGAGAGATTTATCAAAGCATCGCGTGAAGCAAAGGCCGGCAATCCCGAGACGCTGAAAACCTTCGTCAACACAATGCTCGGCGAATCGTGGGACACCAAAAACGAGCGACCGGATATCGAGGGTCTTGAGAGCCGTGCTGAGGACTACGAGGCAGACGTTCCGCTCGGGGCACTATTACTGACCGCGGGAGTCGATACGCAGCCGAACCGGTTGGAGTGCTCGATATGGGGTTGGGGATTAGAGGGCGAGTGTTGGCTGATCTACCACGAAATCCTGTGGGGTGACACATCGAAGCAGCAAGTGTGGTCGGAACTCGAAGAACTGCTAACCGAGGAATTTAAGTGTGAAAGAACTACTGCAACCGGCGAGAGACTTGTGCGTACTATTGACGCTGCTTGTATTGACGCAGGCGGTCATAATGCTGAGGACGTTAAGAATTTTACGAAGGCCCATCGCGGCAATAAGTGGTTGGCTATATTCGGCCGTGCAACAGGTGCTAAGGAAGCAATAACCACGAAACCGACACGGATGCAGGGCGGGGCACTTCTTTGGGCGGTCGGTCCGAACATCATCAAGGACAAGCTATTCGCAACCCTCAAGGTCACTGATCCCGGACCCGGCTACGTGCATTTTCCCAAGGTATACGACGAAGATGGAAAGGAAGTCGAGAACACCGAATACTTCAAGCAGCTGACGGCCGAGAAGCGTTCACGCAAGCAGAAGAAGTTCGACCCGAAGGATCCGTTCGGGCACTCGCAATACCTCTACAAAAAGATCCGCGAACGCAACGAGGCACTAGATTGCATGGTCTACGCGTATGCGGCGAAGGAACACCTGAGGCCGAACTTCCCGGAACTGCTCCGGAAAGAAAACTTGCATTGTGTTAAACAAAGTGATACAGTGTATGGTGACGTTGTACCCGAAAAGAAGTACAGACCTCGGGACTACGCAGGAAAAATGGGCGGTACAGGCGGTTTCGTATCGTCTTGGAGCAAAGGTCGCAATTGATTCCAACCGAGTTAAGAGCAAATTTTAATATCGAGTTTTCGTTGGAAGGTGCTGCGGCAGACGTTCCGGACGGATACACGCCGAGGTTCGTTTTAGGCGGATCGAGTTCTTTGATAATCGAAGGGACGGTGAACGGCGACGATATCGATTTCGCCATGACCGCTGCGGAGAACGAGAACCTAGCGACCGGTGATTACGAGTATCAGGTTGTCGCAGAGGAAGATCCGGAGAGTTCGTCGTCAAGTTCGAGTTCATCCAGTGCGGGACCGGTGAACCGAGTCTTTATCGCGGAAGGCACTGTCTTCGTGATCGGCAAACTCTCCGGAGTTGGAGCATCCGACCGTCGCACGATAGCGGAAAAGATCGTGGATGCGATCGACGCAACGATCGAGGGAAAGGCAAGTGCGGATCAACAGAGTTATGTGATCCAGTCAGGCTCCGGGTCGAGAAGTTTGAGCAGGATGTCGCTTGAGGACATGATGATTGCCCGAAAGTATTACGCGGCAATAGTCGCAGCAGAGAAACGCAAGGCCGGGGGGCAACCGCTTTTTAAGAAGCACAAGTTCGAGTTCGTGAAACCCTAAAAATTTTAGGGTGTTTGTACCACAGATAGCACATTGTTGAGTCTAAGCACAATTGCAGAAAAGGTTTTTAGATCGGCGGGGGCAACTCCGTCCGTTCGTCGTTACGCAGGTGCGGGACGAAGCCGACTTGTAGGCGATTGGACGACCTCGAACCTCTCAGCGAACCAAGAGATCAAGGACGATCTCAAGACGCTGAGGGCACGATCGAGGCAGCTTGCACGCGACAACGACTATTTCATCGGTTGGCTTAGGAAGATGGAGATTTACGTCATTGGGCTATTCGGTTTGAAGCTGCAAGTTGACGCAAAAAAGAACACCGGCGACAAAAAAGATTCGCTGAACAAGAAGGTCGAGGATGCTTGGGCGTTGTGGTGCCGAAAGGAAAACTGCGACGTTACCGGCCAGCGAAGTTTCAGGGATATCGAAGCGTTGGCACTCAGGACATTACTCGTTGACGGTGAGTTCCTGATCAGGAAAACGATCGACGCTTACGGACCCCGGCTGCAAATGCTGGATGTCGATTGGCTGAACGAAGATTACAACGATCCGAAACTTCCTAACGGAAATCGCATCGTGATGTCGGTCGAACTCGACAAGTACGACAAGCCGGTTGCGTACCACTTTACGCATCCGAAATGGTCAGCGGCGAATTACGTTGGGATAACGCCGATCGTCCCGCCTGCACAGCTGCATTTGCGAGTGCCGGCCGCGGAGATCATACACAGGTTTATACCCGAGAGGATCGGGCAGGTCAGAGGCGTTCCGTCAGCACACGGGTCGATGATGACACTGAATCAGCTTGACGGTTTTGACGAAGCTGAATTGATAGGGGCAAGAGTCGGGGCGTCGAACATGGCGTTTATCTCACCACCGGCAGAAGCGGATGGCGGAGTAGCAAGTGAAGATCCGCTAGACACGGAAGTATCCCCGGGCCAGATATTGGAGTTGCCGGCAGGATACACAGTACACGAATTTACACCGCAGAAACCGCTCGATACGAGTTGGTCAAAGCGGATGCTCAGAAAGGCAGCAGGAAGTCTCGGGATAGATTACTCAGACTTTGCGAACGATCTGGAATCGGTGAACTTTTCATCGATACGTGCGGGAACGATAAACTCCCGCGACGGCTACCGGATGATGCAGCAGTGGATAGCGACGAACCTCTGCCAAGACGTTTACTCATGGTGGCTGATGATGAGCACAAGCGTCGTCACAGCAGGCCAGATACAGCAGGTGCTTTATCCGAAATGGCGAGGACGCGGTTTTGATTGGGTAGATCCGGTTAAGGACGTTCAGGCAAACACGATGGCGTGCGATCGCGGGTTCAAGACCTTATCGCAGGTGCATTACGAGGCCGGCGAAGATTTCGAGGACGTGATACTGCAACTGAAATACGAGCAGGACTTTATCGAAGCGAACGGAGTCAAGCTGCAATCGCCGTCCGAGCAAGCACAGATGCAGTTAGAGCAACAGCAGATGCAGCAGGATCAGGCAGACGCAGCGGCGAAGGCAACAGCAGCAACAGCAGGTAAAAAATAATGGGTTTTGAAGATCGTATCGAGCGGATAAGACGAGGACTGGAACTGACTCACGGGCAAGCGGTTGAGTACATTGATGCGGCGAAGAATTTATGACCGTGACGATTGCCTATATTACTTCTAACTCTTAACGGCAACTTTCATCGACCAGCAAGTTACAGATATCAAGCCCCCGGGGCGAGGCAAAGAAAATTATGAACGCAAAAGACAATTCACTGACAGTAGATTTTCTCGCGGAGAAAGAGGCGTTGGACGGACAGACGGCGACCTTGCTGCACGACATCAATCTCAGCGACGATCGCAGACTGGTTATCGTCACGACCTCGCCGGCAGGAAAGTATTACGCTCTGTTGATCGAGGACAACGAAGCCGGCGACGCGGTTGCCGCGGAACTGACGACCTATCCGGTGCCTGAATCATCGAGTTCGTCTAGTTCTTCAAGTTCGTAAGGAATAAATCATGCACGTAAAAGATAACGACGCAGTAACAAATTATTTGACCGCTCTTACAACGGGCGGTCAGACGGCAGCGATTGTTCACGATATCAACATGGGGAACAACTCGCGAGTGACGGTCATTCGAACGCTTCCGGACGGCAAGTATTTCGGGTGCTTGATCACAGACTCGCCGAACGAGAACGATAACACGTTCAAGGGCGAATTGGTCTTAGACACGTCGCAGTAATGATCGACGTGGTTTACCCGCTCGGGCGAGGAAGCAAATGGGGGAATGCCGAGATCCGGTACTCCCTCAGAAGCATCGAAAAATACTCGCTCGAAGATGGGTACAGGGTCTTTGTAGTAGGCGAGAAGCCGGCATGTCTCGATTGGAACAAGGTTGGGCACATCCCCTTCACCGAGACGAAGGCGAAGGAAATAAACATCTTGGAGAAGGCATTAGCCGCGGCGAAGGATGAGAGAGTTTCGGATGAGTTTTTCTTCATCAACGACGACTACTTTTTCCTGAACCCGTTCTCCATGAAAGAGTTTCCTTACTACCACAAGGGCAATATCCGGACGCAGCCGTGGGGCAAGAAACCGGACAAAGAGATCAGGCACGTTTACGACCGAATGGTGAAGATGACAGCAGATGTTTTGGAGAAGGACGGATTCGGAACCTTCCACTACGACATCCATACACCGCACAGACTTTTGAAGCGGTGGGTCATCGCAGCCTACGAGCAGTACAAGAACGTGTTGCCGCGGACAGAACGCGGAATGGCCTGTCTCACAACTATTTTGAACCATGCGTGCGTTGCCGGAACGCATAAAACGGACACGAAGCTGCACGGGAAAGATCTCGATTGGCTTAAGAAAAATAAAGGCAAGGAATTGATGTTCTCGATATTCGACACAGCACAGATCCCGGAGTTCAGGGCGTACATGGACAAGCTGTATCCAGAAAAGTCGTACTTCGAAGCGTAAAATTTTTTGACCCGGGAGTTTCATAAATGGCTGACGGTGCTAAGGATAAAACAAGAGAAGAAAGACTAGCGACACTCAATTTCGAACGAGCGTCGAGCGTAACGGTTTCTGACATCGATCAGGAAAACCGCCGAGTGAAGCTGAGTTTTGCTTCGGAGAAACCGGTCGAGCGTTGGGATTGGGACGGAGCATACGACGAAGTTCTGAGGATGACACCCGAATCGGTGGACCTGAGCAGGATGAACGACGCAGGTGCGTTGCTTTCCGATCACGACAGGACGAAGCAGATCGGGGTGGTCGAGAAGGCTTGGGTCGGCGACGACAGACGGGCACACGCGATCGTCAGATTCTCGGAGCGTCCGGATGCCGAGTGGGAGTTTAAGGACGTTCAATCAGGGATCCGCAGGAACGTGAGTTTCGCCTACAAGATCCTTGAGCACGAAACAGTACGCGGCGAGAAAGGCAAGAAAGATATCGTCACCGCGACACGCACGGAAGTTTTGGAGATTTCTCTGGTGAGTATCCCGGCAGATAAGTCGGTTGGGGTGGGTCGTGACGAGCCAGTGAAAAAGGTTGAGGAAGTTATACCGGATAAGCCGGTTGAAGAAAAAGCTGAGAAAACGGAGAGGGTCGTAATTATGGAGAAAGAGCAAGCACCGGTAGCAACCCGGGAAGATGAAATTTTTGAGTTGGCGAAGCGGTACAACGTGGATGTCCGGGTGAGGGATCAGTTTGCTCTCGACCCCAACAAAAACGCTGAGGATCTTCGCTCGTTCTTGCGTGAGCAGTACGCAAAGCAGGAAGTGATGCAGGCAACGCCTGATGTGCTTTCTGAAATCGGCATGACCGAGAAGGAAGCCAAGCGTTACTCGATCAGTCGAGCCATCATGGGTTCGATCGATCCGCAGTATCGCGAAGCGGCCGGTTTCGAAAGAGAGTGCCACGAAGCGATCGTCAAGCGTGGGGTCAACCCGCAGGCAGGCGGATTTCTTGTGCCGGCCGAAGTGCAGACCTTGCAGCGTACCGATCTTTCGGTAGGTGGCGGTTTGACGCTAGGCGGTGCGTTGGTCGGAACGGATCACATGCCCGAGTCCTTCATCGAAATTCTTCGGAACAACATGAAGGCGAAAGAACTCGGCGTAACGATCATGTCCGGTTTGGTCGGCAACCCGAGCATCCCGCGACAGGACACGGCAGGAACCGGCTACTGGATAGCGGAAGGTGCCGCTCCAACCGAGTCGAACCTGACCACAGGCCAAC